TTCGCCATTCCTGGGTCTACCGTCAATGTATCACGCTGTGAGTCTTGAATCGCTCTAACAGCATTAAAAGTAAAATCTCTATTGGAATCTGGGTTTAAATCCGTTTCCATAATCGCAAGTTGCGCTTCTGTTTTTTGACATAGAATGTCACTTGTTACTGGTGTTCCAGTTGCCATAATAATATAATTTTATATGAAAAAAAAATGATAACAACCACACCAAATAGCGGTTGCAATAAAAGTCTTATTTATTAGCGTATTGATAGGTCGCAAACCCAATTTGTAGGACGTTTTTTGGTAGGTAACGTAAAAACCTTGTAAAAAGTAACAAATAAGAGGTATCCCCCTTATCTGTTACAAATATACGCTTTTTTTTTGAGAAATCCAAATTTTTAACCAACTATTTTCCGCTTAAATGCTTTGTAAGGAAATTTAAGCCTGTTGAGTCGACTTTCTTACCGTTTGTGGATACAATACTAGTTTGTGCTACGTTTGGCTGTGTGCCGCCATTAGACACCTTTAAAATATTCATTTCCTTAGCTAAATCCTTGATAGCTTCATCAACCGTAGAATAAAACCCGTTACGGTCAAAACTCAAAGCCTTTGTACCGTCTTTTGCTAATATAGTGCCATCTTGATTAACTCTATAATTTTCCAATATACGAGGTGCAATCAACTGAGCATATAACCCCCTTTTTTCGGGTATGTCAAAATTGATTGAATCAGAATAGATGCGAGAGTTTAAAACTTTTTCGGCATGAAATGCGTAGATAGTTTCGTTAGCTTTTTGATTAGCTAGTTTTTCAATCTCAACTTTTTCAAGTTCCAGTTTTTCAATAGTTGTTTTAAAATCTTGTACACCCGTTTGTAGTTCATTAATCTTTGTAATGTATTCTTGACTAGCAGTATCGGTGTGTTTAATCAATTGCGCATCCTTTCGCTGTGCTAACAATGCAATAGCCTCTTTTGCTGTTAATCCGTCTAGCTCCTCACGTTCAAAACCTCCGGCACGTTTAACGGCATTAATTAGGGGTTTTTCGTAACTCATCCACCTAGTTTTACCCGTTGCATCCTCATGCTGTTTAATTATGTTGTCCCTATTTTTAGAAACAAATAATTCCTCTTTTGACTTGTTGACCGCTTCTGTAAAATCGCCTAAGTTTTGAAATGGTAATTCGTTAACGTCACCATCTTTTAAGATTGCAATTGCATTAATAATTGCGTTATCGTCAGCACCTAAACCAGCCAACATCTGTTTTAACTTTTCCTCGTTCATTTTATTAATTTACTTGATTATATAAAAAAAATTACTTAGTCTTTTTTGCTCTTGGTTTTCTAGTTGCCTTTTTAACTTCTTTTTTTTCAACAACTTTTTTTTCTGTTAAATCTCTTTCATAAGTTTTTCCCGTTGTTTCGTCCTCAACTTGGATAATACCTAGCCCGTCAGCTATCAAAGATTCTTTACTTAATTTTTCAACCTCAATATAACGTCCTCCAATTATATTGCCCTCTTGGTCTACTTTAATTCCGTTGTGTTGTATCCATGCCTTTGCTTTTGCTGGATACACAACTCTGATTTTTCTTGTTAAACTGTCAAAAATTTCCATATTATATTTTTACTTAATTATTTAATCTTGTTTTGGTAAAGGAATGTAAATAACTTGATGCCTACAAGAATATCCCCCCCTATATTGTGCAAATGTTTCGGGCGTTGTGTTTTTATTCCAACCGCTATTTTTTCCCTTGTCTAACCTTCTAATTATTTTCGGTATGTCTTCCACCCTGTACATTCCCTTTTTAACCTCTAAATCCTCAAATAAAGACGTTTTCCCCGTTAAGTGTTCACAGTTTCCACGTGACGTAGAAATAAGACTGCCAGCATATATAAACCCGTCTAATTGGTACGCGTCCCTTACTATGTCGTTTGTTGCTCCATCATGCTGATTAATAGAATCCATTGCAACTTGTTTCACATAGCGTAAAAATCTACCATCCCTTTTTTCCGTTCCTTTTACAAATACGCTTAATTCTTTTTCAATATCCTTAACCTTTGATTTCAAAGCAACACCCTTAAATAATATATCTCTAATCGGTGTTATATAGTTCGCTTTTAATGCTTGTTCGCCCAATAAGTTATCAATAATATTTTCTATTGAAATTCGTCTATAAACACTTATTTCATTCCTTATCTTTTTCGTGAACTCAGCACCAGTTATACCTTTGTATATTTCGTTATTTAGTTCATCAATCTTTTCAAAGTTAGGTAAAAATTCATCAATCTTTTTTTGTAGAGTTGATTTTCTAATAACACCAAGAACTTTTTTTGTAATGCTGTTTAAAAATTTATTATTTATCGTTTCCTTTTGTAACCTTCCTTCTTTCTGTGATAACTTTCTTAGTATATCAAGTATCTTGTTAAATATAGCTTTCTCGCTTGATTTAATGCCGTCTAAGAGCCTTTTTTCAGCCTTACCTATAATCCTATCCTTTTTGTTAATATCGTCTTTTAATGCCATACTATTCAATAGTTCCTAATATTTGTTTTTTTGTTTACAATCATCAACTAACATCATCACTATTAGAGCCATCAAACAAAACTACATTTTCAATCAAATAAGGTTGAATAAAACTATCGACATAGTTATATATTTGTTCTTTGCTTAAATCTAAAACATCAATAGTAGTCTCTTTCAGTATATTATTGAAAGCTATACTACTATAATCTCTTTTTATTATGTCGTTTCTGTTGTAGATTCCTAATGCCATCCGTTCTGTTATTTCCTCTTTTGACAAAATCCACAAAGGGGAATAAGCTAGTTTTAAATTTTCTATTTTTATTTTCCTTGTATTGCCTTTGTACTTGCTTTCAATCACCTCAGTCATTGCGTTGTATTTGTCAGCTGAGAAAGTAGTATTTACTTTCTCAAGTTTGTCCTCTATTGTTTCAAGTTCATAGCTTTTTGGCAATGTAATATGAGGGACTTGTCTTAATCCTCGATTGCTTTGCAAAAGGCATTCAGTGAAAAACAATTGGCTTTGCATAACTTGACCAAGAAAACCTTTTGTTATATTTTCCATAAAAAAGGCGGTTGGTCGCATTCTCATTTTCATAGCTTCACCGCTTTCACTTGTATTGATTAACAAGTCAACACCGAGCGCATTTGCACCCATTTTAAGGAATGAAAAAGTATCTTCCTTGTTTAGTTTCAATAAGTTGGAATCAGCCGCTAAGTACTCTATTAATGGTCGGTTATTCGTTCCCTCAATGCCTTTATTTTCAGCGTAGACCGTTCCAGCTGGTGAGTCATTGGAACGCCCTGAACCGTTGCAACTATTACAAGTTGAATATGTCAACTGTTTAACACCGTCAATCATTTCCTCTTTTGCAATCTGCCCTTTTGCTTTACAAGTTTTACAACCTATATCACCATTTACAATTTTTACGGGATGCGAAAACCTAGTATTTACTACTTGATTATCCGAAAACCTTACCGCAAATTCATCAAAATATTCACACGCACCACGTATAAAACTTTCATTGTATTGTTCATCACCGTCAGGCGTAGAAGTTAGTTCGCCAGCCATAAAAACAACAGGCAAAACATTGGTGTTTATCCCGTCTTTTGTTGTACCCGTATCGTGAAAATACCAAACTTCCAACTCATAAACTCGCTGTTTATCAACAAAAGTATTGGTAGGGACATAAGTATAATAGTATTGTTCATCAACTAAAAAATACCAATCTAAAACACCGCCTTTTTTCATAGTCATAGAGCCACCAATCCACGCAAAAACGTTATATTCTGCTGTTGGAATATGCTTAAAACTTTCAAAAGGTACAACAATTGGCTTAATACCGACAACTCTATTAGCACTCAACTGAGCAGGCGGCAAACTTGCATCCTCTGAGTTAAAAGGGAACGACAAAACGGCATCGTTTGCGCGTTCCATCCCTCTTTTAATAATGTATCTATAATAATAATCAAAAACGTCAACTTGCGCCCCCATTAAGGTAAACGGTTTGTTGTCGTTCCAATCTTTCAATACTTTAGATGAGTCCTGTATATGGATACTAGACTCTTCTAAACTTTTTCCAATATAACTAAACAACTTTGTCAAAATATCATTTGAAAACCGCCTAACATTTTGTTGGCGATATTCTTTTACATCTTGCGACTCATTCGGTCGTTGTCTGTCAATTAAATCAGAATCTACCCTTCGCGTATGTGTGATTATTTGCTCATACGAGATTGAGGCGTACTCAGTCGAACCAAGTACGCCATCAAAAAAGGTAGGATTATTATTTATAAATTCAATTACTCCCATTTAATAACTTATATTTTAACATCCAACACTAACACCAGGCAATAAAACCCCTTGTCTAACACCTTCTTCAGTAATTGCAAAGGTCATAGTCCATTCCGCCGAACCAGTTGCGTCAACTGTGTGTGGTGTTTGAGTAACTGAAAAACTCATACCTGGACTTTCTCCGATTCCCGTTGCTGCCGTTAGGTCATAACTTGATGCCTTGATTGCTGTTGTTACTGCGTTATTGAAATACCAAAAACCGCTTGCATCCTTCCATGCTAATCTCATTCCTGAACTATTTTTATTTAACGTGTCGAAGTACGTAAAGTCACTACCATCGTCAGCCGTAAAAATAGTCTTAAATTCGATAGTCGTTTCACTGCCGACTACTTTTTTCTTTTTGTAACTTACTGTGTGTACTGACTCAGTTGGTGCACCTACAACCAAATTTCCAATCGGTGACAAAGAAATGTCCCCAGCTGTGATTTTTGTTTGCCATTCGGCATTATCTGAAATGTCTGTAAATTCCGCATCACATTTAAACAGAATAAACTGCTGAATCGTGCTTTCTCTTGTTTCCTCCGCGCATGAATCATAAGAAACTGGTGGAGTGGATGCACCTGTTGAGCAGCACCCTGTTGAACATAAACTCATAATCTTTAAAATTTAATTTTATATAAAATTAGTTTCCTTTTTTATTTCTTTCTTGACTTTTTCCCCTCACAGTTCCAAAGTTTTCTGGCAAAGTCATTAGCACCCGCACCACGTTTAGAACTCTTTATTCCACTTGAACGAGCGCAATAATTATCACCCCTTTTCGTTCCTGGCGCTGCTTTATATCCTTTTGCTCCAAATTGTACTGTACCGCTTTTCCCGTCCGTTGGGGTCGCTTTATACTTCTTTCCTTTTGCTGTACCTTTTGAAATCTTGTAACTCCTGCCCTTTACTTTTACAGTTTTACCAATTTTTATTCTACTAGCCATATTTTCTCGTTTTACTCTTCTTTGTTTTCTTCTTTTTTCTTTTTCCTTTCTTTTTTAAAGGGCTGTATTTCGTTTTCATCTAAGATTTGTTTTAAATGTTGCTTAGTAGGTATTCGCCAACCGTCCAAGTTTAAAGATTCTTTGTTGCGTTCGTACCAATCTTTTTTCTTTATGATTGGTGCAATACTTGACCGCCTGTAATTGTATAAAATTATGTCGTTTTCTTGTAACTGCATTATTAATATTATTTTCCTACAATATAACCTTTTTTTCCCACAATACCAAACTTTAGGCTATTTTTTTTACTTTAATTTCCCACTTTTATCTAAAATATAGTCATTTCCCGTTCTAATATAGTAATATATAGGTATTAAGACGGTAGAAACACAAACCATGAACAAAATAGTATTGAAAACGTTTTTTAATTGCATCCGAATTTTTTCTCGCATTCTGTATATATGTTAAAATTATAAATAAACATCGGTAACGCTCCCACGTTAATCTCAGGCGTAAAACCATCCATCAAAAATTCAATATCATTAAAAAACAAGTTTTCACCCGCAAAAACATTTCTTATATATTTGTGCAAGTAAAAAGGTATTTTCTCAAGCAAACTGATGTTTTTTTGGTCACGTATTGTTGTAGTTGTTCTTATTGTTCCAGATGTTTCAACCTCAACCGCACCCTCTTCGTTTTGCATCACCGCCCAAATACCAATTTTATTGGAATACGCAAAGTTTGAACTACCCACAAAGCTATCAGCTAACCCGTAATAATTCCCACAACAATCTAAGAAACTATATTTACTTTCAATGTACAATAAATCCTCGCAATCATCCAATTTTTTAAATGTTTCCGTACAGTAAACATCCGTTTCCGCTGCTACATCATCGTACACTTTAAATTTGATTGAAAAACAAGTACCCGCTAAATTCTCGCATTTATCAAAGTCTATTTGTATAGTTTGATAACTACCAACCCCCTCAGTATAGCCTACAACATAGTCATTTGAGAAAGCAGTATAATCACTTGATACAACAATGCCGTCCACGTCCAATAATTCAGCTTTTACAAACAACCCCCAACCGCTTGCTGGATTGGTTGGGTCAGGATTAAACTCGTCAACTAACCTTAGTTGAATATCAAACACGCCCCCCGTTTCGTACTTCAAACAGAAAGGCGTTGCACCCTCTTCTAAGCTACAATTAAAAAGCTGTGCGCAATCTTTAGCGATAAGTTCACATGATGCCCTACAATCAATTATATCGGGCATACAAACGGTTTTACCGTAACTTTTCAAGTCTATATTGTTGCCTTCGCTTTCTATGTTTAAATAATTTGCCATATTTATATATTAAAATAAACCAGTTGTATTACAAGATGATGCAACACCGTAAACGACTTGTGGAGTCGCTAACCATTGAACTCGATAATAGTTCTCTGGTATATTAGTTGCAAAAATGGTGATAAAATCAACCCAACCGCTGCCATTTGCACCACTCGAAACCGTACCACAAACAAAACCCTCACCTTCGGCATAAGCTTTTAAATCATTAGCCATATCGAGGGACTCAGTACCAACGTAACCACCTACATTACCAATATTTGTACCGTCAGCAAGTTGCAAAAATGCTGCACCGTTAGTCAAAACACCGTCCCATTGTACAGTACATTTTGTGATATTTTGATACTCCAAACATCCCGTAACGACACCCGTTTCTACCCCGTAATCCTCGTAAAATATTTCTATTATTCCAAGTGGCAAGTTTGTACCCGTTATTACAACATCATTAATTTGTCCGCTTGTTCCTACTGTTACCAATACTTGATTGTATATGTACCCGTTGGAGTCTAACCATGCAACAATATCTATAATCAATTGTCCTGCTCTAGCTTGTCCATCGTACCCTGAAGGGTCACCTAATACGGGCGTCCCTCCGTAAGTTTGAAAGTAAACATTTGAACCTGTAGGGTCTGGACTTGTAAAAGAAACCGTACAGTACAAGGTACACGTTGAATCATCCAAGGTCGTTGTCGTTGGTGTCAATACGTGAGTACTACTGTAATTGCAACCATTTGAACGGTTAATGATTACGGTGTATTCGGATGCGGGAAAAACACCACCAACCGACTCCAGCAATACATTGATACTACCCGTTAATGTTCCGCTAAATTCGTATGTTCCTATAATAGTTCCGTTGTGCTGAAACTCTATGTTGTCAACCTCTCCAGATGTAATACCACCAGACAAAGTAAAAGCCATGTCAAAGCTAATTTGCAAGGCGTTGGATGTTACTATTGTTTGAGCAAGTTGTATATCTATACAGTCGCAAGAGGTAGAAGTCAAAACACCTTCATAAATCAAAACCGTATTGAAACAATATCCAGCTGTTTGATTGGGGTTGAACTCGGCAAGGTCTACGCAAAATTGGAAACCGTCTGTATCGTTAATTGGGTTAACTGGACTCAATGCCGATATAATTGTAGTATCCGACTTTGCTATATTTGCATTGGTGTGGTTGTTTTCCTCTTTTATCCCGCCTTTCGTGTCGTATGTGACGAGTCCTTGCGTATATTGACCACTCAAATTAGATTGGAATTTTGGATAAAGTTTTCCATTGTAACTATCACACAAAGTTTCACCGATTGCGGTGCTTGTATCGTCTACAATTTCCAAAAATTCTATATTTGTATCATTACCTTCAAACGCTCTAAAATTTAAGTCAATCGTCTTTCGTATATAGTCGGTTATTGTGTTAGTGCCGTCCGAATAAGTGAAAGTCCATTGACCAACAACGTATTTAATTAGATTGTTATTTGCCCAATTTTCCTCAACTCTAAAAACACAGCTATCAACTCTATTTGTTGATGTATTGCTCTCTATTGACGTTAATAGGGTCGTTCCGTTTGGTGGGGGTAAACTAACGCCCGAAATAGGTGGGGAGTCGACTATAAACGCAGAAAAGGAAACAATGTTCGCATCAAAGTTTCCTGTAAAAGAACCGCCTAAAATTGCGGTGTTGTATTCCGTTTTGTTGTGGTCAAACTCAATCTTAACTCTCTGAGTTGGTACTATTCCGCTAAAACTATCACCATCCGTTTTTGTACCGTCAAAATCATGTAGCATGATACTACTGATTACAGTCCCGCTTATTGCTGTCATATTATTTATTTATATATTCTTTGTTTTGTGCCGCGTATAAGTTGATTTGTATATCCTCAATCTTTTCACGTCTGTTACTTTTTATTTCGCCTTTACATCCCTTCTCAACACACTTTATCAACCTCCAGTATTTATCATACAAAAGTCCTTCTTTCTCTCTCGTACGGTTGACGGCAAACGTAACACCGCACTTTTTACATATACAATTGTTGTGCATTAGTTTTCTGATATTGTGTGAAATAATAACTGATATTGGAGGAACTCCACTTTACTTTGGCAATCCTCATATAGTTCAAAATCATGCAAGGAGCAAGCGGCATCCCGTCTGCATTGCATGACCTCAATCTCTGAAAACAAGTTGAAAAACTCATCCTCTTTCAGTTCCTTGATTACGTAGTTTTTATATTCGTCCATGTTTACAATGCGTTGTGAATGATACTAAAATAGTTTGTATTCAGTTTCCTCTATACGTTGTTTAGCTATCTCAAAATAGTTATCATCCTGTTCAATCCCTATAAAGTTTCGGTTAGTGTTCTTACAAGCTACTCCCGTTGAACCACTACCCATTGTTAAATCAACTACTAAATCATTCTCATTGCTAAAAGTCTTTATTAAATCCTCTAATAATAAAACGGGCTTTTGCGTTGGATGGTGTCCTGTATAGTCTTTTTTGTATTTTAAAATATTGCTTTTGTATTTTTTACCTTCCCATAGATTGAAGGTGCTTCCGTATTTTTTATTTATACTTTTAAGTTCTGTATAGTTTAAAAACCCTTCCATATTATTAATACTAAATTCTTTTATCAAATCTAAGTAGGTGTGTTTTTTACAAAGTTCAAATTGAGAGCTATTAATCCTAAAGCAATGGTCAGCCCTACCGCCTATTTTTTCAATGATGTATTTCTTTTTCAATCCTATAAAAGACAATAAGTTTTTAAAATAATCTCTTAATGGATGCAATCCCTCAAAATCGTGGTTCTTACTAAATACTAAAACATCCTCATAATAATTTACAGGTGCTTTTTTAGAAATTAAAGCATTTGCAAAGTCATTCTTTTCCCAAATCATAGAGTAACCAAATGGAATGTTTGGTATAGCTTTTGTTTTTAATTCTGTACTAAACGGGTCTTGTGCAAACAAAATCATTTTACCATTTTTACGCAGTATTCTATTTGCTACCTCGTAGACCTTTTTAGTATCAATAACATTATCCCATAAATGCCCATCGTGGTTTTTTCTTCCATAACCTACGAAATCCTCGTTTATACCTTTCATCGTTCCATAAGGCAAATCCGTTAATATTAAATCAACGCTTCCACTTTCTATTTTGTCGCTTTCAATCAAGCAATCACCTTTTAATAGTTTATTCATTTTTAATTTCTTGATTACGTAGTATTCGTCCATAACAAAGCTTAATATACGGTTTTTTATTGACAAATCCTAATTTTTAGCGTTGTATTATTCTAAAGATTATTGTATTGTTTTTCAATTCCCTATTGGCTGTTATCGTTAATCGCTCCCAATGTTTTTTATTATCATCTATCAATTTCTTTTCTCGTACTAATTGGTCTATCATACATTTGACCGTAAAAGAGATATTGTCCACATCGTACCTATTATAATATTCTACCTCTACTTCAAATTTGTCGTATTTAGGCGGATTAGCACCCCTAATGATTTTTTTAAATTCTATCTCTATTGCATCAACTTTCTTTTTTAATGCTCTCCAATGTAAGCTTTTAGCGTCATTCATGCTAATCATTTTCCCATTGTATTCTAGTTCGTAATAGTCCATATTAAACGTTTTTTATAAATTCCCAACGTGAGTTTTTATCACTTTTAAATAGTTGTCTTTTCCCGTCTGAGGTTGGTTTGTAATCACAATGAATAAAACCCTTGTAAACCGCCATTCTAGTGTATGACGTATGTTTTATAATCAATTCCAATAGTTTATCTTTATACATTTGGAAGTTGCTACAAGTCACATCACACGCCCCCATTCCTTTGAATGTGTGTTGACTATTGCCACTCCTACCTCGTGCCTTTTCCCATGATACGGGACGGTAACAGCTATTCTGCGAAGGGTAAACTGGTATTCCAATTTCATCACGTACTTTTTGAAGTGGTAACAAGTGATACAATAGTATTTTGTCCGCTACCTTTTTTGGAAGTAAAGAGTCCCCTATAACAAATTCTGATATTTTAAAGTTCATATAGTTTAAATTAGAAAAAGCCACACCCCGAGAAAGGATGTAGCTAATATAGTGTTTCAATAGTGTTAATTTGCCAAATAAAACCAGAATAAAACCAATGTAATTATAAGGAAATAATCTGTTTTACTTGCATTTAATTCGTAGTCAGGTGTTCGCTTTCTCATATTTTCTATTATTTGATTTAAGACAACCGCAACTTTTTGTCGCTCCTTGTCGCAAATGGTCTAGTCTTACTACGATTTCCCTATTCGGTCTACAATCGCAAGTCACGTTCATCAACCTTCTTGGATACATGATTCTTTTATGGTTGTACCTCGGTGCTTCTGATTGTATCGTAAGCATTCCGTATCTGTCGCCTTTGGTTATTTTTATCATTGTTTATTGTTTTAAAAAATCGCGCTTTCGGATTTCCGCCCTACTCACGCTAGCAATACAGTACCCCTACTATAATATCTTTAAAATAATTGTTTATTTGCCCACTTAATAGCCGCTTTTTCAGTCTTGTAAGACTTCATCTCAATTAAATGTTCTCTCTGGTTTTCTTGGTCAAATTGGACAAATTCAGCTATAAATTTTCCGTGATTTTTTGTGATAAAAACTGCTTTCTTTTTAGATGCTGAAAAAATTTTCATAATTGTTTTTTTTAATTGTTATTGTTTAATTCCTTTGACATAACAAATATAAGACAATATTTTTAAAAAACCTAATTTTGGATAAAAAAAAGGGAAAAACTTTTAAAGCTCATCCCTTTTGTTTTATTATTCGCTAATTATTTGTTTACAGCTTCAACCATTCCAGCGGCTAAGTGGTTTAAATAATGGAACACATCACCGTTCATAAAATCTATCTTTACTAATGTAGCTTTTATTGTTGCGTGGTACATTTCCATGCTTTCAATAAAATCTACTAACATTCCATAAGTTAAACCGAAGTGACCGTCTAGATTAATAGTGTCGTCTAATGACTTTCCTTTTTCTTCAATTAATACTGTTAAATACTTTTTCATTTTATTATTGTTTAATTGTTAACGATAATCAAATTTACAACCAATATTCCAATAATCCAAACTTTTCGAAAAAAAAACTTAATTTATTTTCATTTATTTTTAGAGAGAGCACACGCGCACACTTAACTAGTAATTATACTGTTAATATTGTAAAGCATTATAGAAAAAGATAAACCTCAGGTTATAGGCGATTTTGACAAATCACCTTTATTCCTAAGAAATCATTTAAAAAAGTATTGAAAAACTAATATTTGACCTTCTAATTGTTTCAATTTCTTTACAATTATATTTCACCATCTTTTTCAGGTGTCTCCAATTGGTCGCTATCACAAAGGCTTGGAGCAAAATATTAATTCAACAATTCAACTAGGCGCAATCAAGTAATTATTTCTAACCAAAAACTTACCTTTTATATATGGCTTTAGTTTCTCAAAAAAATAGGCTTAATTTTTAACCCAACTTTCAAAAACAATTGACAAATAAGATTTAATACTATTACTTACTGTCTATGTCTACGATTTTTTATGTTTCAAATCGCTAATTGCAAATGTACAAAATAATATCCATATTTCCTAATTTAAAAAGCGTTATTTGAAAAATAATTATTACGCTTTTAAGGTAGGTGCAAAAAAAAAGCACACCTTTTTACTGATGTGCTACGGTTTTGAGTGGTTGGGATTTTATCTAATATTAGCCATTATGTGATTCCATAATTGGGCGTCTTTGTTCTTGTATAACATAATAGCTATTTCTCGCTTAGATAAGCTCCCAGCGTCTGCAAAGTACTCTCTTAAAGTACCTTTTGCTTTAATAGATAATTTATCCAACCAAGAACACTCCATAAAGTTGAAACCTACAAGGTCAACCATCATAGTAATTTCTTTTTTTAGGTTATTAGTTTCTGATTGTGTCATTGTTTTTTTTATTTAATTGTTTTTGTCTTATTGACATAACAAAGATAGGACTATTTATTTAATAAACAAACTTTTTTTAAAATAATCTCAATAAAGGGCAAAAAAAAGTGCCACCAATTATGGCAGCACCCAAACAATCAATCATGCTAAAAATAAAAATCAAAACAATTCTTTTATAGGTAATAGGATTCCTTTTGACGTATTATTATCACCCCCCTTTACATCTTTGTTGGTATTGAAATAAGGACGGCACACAGCTTTTAAATCCTCGGTCTTGATTAAATGAAACGTGTTGCCCAAGCAAAAACAATAGTAATCGGCATCTGTTGTAGACAATCCACTAAGCTTACCCCTGCTTTTGTACTCTACAAATACGTTACCAGTTTCAAGCGCTTTAAGGTCGTACTTGACCTCTATTGTAGAACCTTGGAATATTTCCCCAAGTTCCTTTTCCTTCGTCATACCGACCTTTAAATCATGTCTAAAATCGTTGTTGTATTGCATATAGAGTTTATTTACTTGGATTAAATAAATAATAATAAATATCAAGTTAAATGTGTTTCTCATCTCAAAAGTTTGTTGGATGCTTTCGCCTTATCAGCTACTCACACCCAACTCATTAACCAAACCAAATCGAATCGTATGACTTTCGACCTTTGCCTTGTCGAAACAAAGATAAGGGTTATTATTTAAAAAACAAAATAAAAGGCAAAAAAAAACCGAAATAAAATTAATTATCTCGGTTTTCCCACATTGGGGTCGTTTTAAGGTGTTTTTAGGTTTCACTTTCCCACCTCAACACTATAAGTACGATATTCCATCATCACTTTTCCCATTGTACAACTCAATTTTATTTAGTTCTACCTGAGTATTGTACATTTCTATTTTATCATTGATTTTATTGACTCTATACCACAATGTAAAGAGGTCAAACAACGCCCAAAGTATAAAGGCTAAGAGCATAAAGCCGCCTAAACTGTAACCAGCTGCCAGGATGATTAAGCCAAATGTCGGTAATAGAAAATAACCTAACTGGGCTTTATACTTACCCAAATATAGGTAATGTAAATTTAAAAATAAGAAGCATAAATATGCTTTCGTAACGCTTTTTTGTTTTTTCTGTACTAGATTCATTTTTTTAAGTTTTAAATGTTAATTAATTTTAGTAATCTGTGTTTTTTAAATACTTGTCAATCTCATAAATTACCATTTTATGG